GAATGTTTGAGTGGCTGTATAAATGTAAAAACTTGTATTCTCTATATTCAAATAATCTTCAATTTCTATATAGTCATTCAGATACAAAGAACCAGTAATATCAGAAGGATCATAAGTTAATGAAACTAAAGTGCCTTCCTTTATGGTAAATGTGTATGGGTATACTTGTGTTGAGAGCAATGTAATATCATCAGTATTAACAAAAACATCATCACCAAAAGTTAATTTTGAATATTTTGGTATAGTGATAGTGTCTGTGTTTTGTACCGGAATACCATTACCATCAACTAATGTTAACGAAAGTGTACCTGATGCAGACACTTTTCTTCGTGGTCTATAACCAATAGAATTTACGATAGCATTAACAGATGTTTCTAATTTTGCAGTAGGTAAGAAATTTTCCTGACTTCTGCGTTCAAGCATATACATCATCTGATCTGTAATAGCAGCAACAACTTGAATCAATACTTGACCAGTGGAACTCATATAAGCATCTTTCCACTCATCTTTCGCTGATACCAATCTGGTAACTTCTTGTACTAATTCATCGTATGAATATTTTGTGTAGTCAAAATTAGCCATTATACATATCTCCAATAATAACCACATGAGCAAAAATTATTTACTACTGCTTTTTGTATAGTTGTTTTATTTACTTTCATTTCTTTTGCCGCTTCTTTTGCACTAAAATATATAGCTATTTCTTCACCATTATTCTTATCTATCTGTATTACTTTTTTACATCGTTTATTTAAAATTCCAATTTTACCAAACATTGAATTTTTGTTGCCTGTTCTTCTTGATGCACTTTTACTTAATTTGCTTTTAGTTTCAGATGAAACTAATTTACCTTTATGAGCTAATCCGATCTTTCTTTTATGTTCTTCTGATTTAGGAGCAAGTGTACGTATTCCATACGTTCCGTCACCACCCAATGTTGAATTATAACCATTTTTAAATGTATCTAACTCAGAAATATAATATTTTTCTAATTCTTTACCTTCACTCGGATTTACACATGTATCTATAACTCTAAACGAAAAAGTGTCTCTCCCATATTTTGCTATAGCTTGATGAATTTTGAATTTTGAATTACCAATCTTGTTAGCTGACATCATGTGTTCTTTCCATCTAATAATTGGATCACGCTTGGTATATCCAACATACTTCTTAAAATTCGTCAAATTTGTTATCAAATATATATACATATGTCTATTTATCAATTTAGATTTATGGTTGGTGCTGTAACTGTAACTGCACCACCAGCAGAAATCGTTACTGTTCCACCTGTTGTGATAGAGCAATTGTTACCAACATTAATGTCATAATTACTACCGACATCAATTTTTCCATTAGTTCCAACCTTCACTCCATGTTCTCCACTAGTAGTTGTATTCTGATTTCCTTTCACTTCAATGTTATCATCACCAATAATTACTGTAGTTTTCGTAGCTGCTACGTGTTCTACAACATTACCATTATTGTCAGTTTCGATTCGTGTTCCACTAGGATGGTATACATGGAATCTGACATTATCAGGAGTATCATCTATTTCAATGACAATCCCTGTTTCAGATCTGAATACTTTATTCTTTGGATAGACAGAAGCATACGCACTATTAGGTTCATCCCATGACCCACCAAATGCTGTTGAAACTCCCTTAGAAGTTGCTGCATTAATCGCAGCTACAGTCCCATCATCCTTCCTTGATAACGTAGGGATGTCTGGTACATCGTTTTGTATTGCAGGAGCAGAAGCAAAATATACAGGATAACGAAAGTCACCATTCTCAAAGAAACAAAAAACATGACTATCCACAATAGGTACTGCGGCACTTCCTACATTCGCTGCACCACCAAATGTTGAATCAGCAGGAATAGCCCAAGGAAGAACATTGTCATCAACATGCTCAAACATAGGATAAACCTTAATGCGAATGCGACCACTTTCTGTAGGATCACTGACATCAATTACTACTCCCCTATAAAAACCATCAAATATATCAGTAGATTTTTCAATATCAAATGCACGATTAAACATTATTTAGCTTTTAATCCTAACGAAAATTCAGAATGCTCACTTGTTTCTTTAACAACATATTGTACAGTAACAGAATAAACATTTAAGTCATATAATGATTCTACCACAACATCAATTATAGAAATTCGATCTTCCCATAAATTTATTGCATCTTGAATCTCAGTTGCAATTAAATTTTCAGTAATATGATCCATTGGATCAAAAAGTACATATTTCAAATTTGATCCAAATTCAGGAAACATTATACGTTCGCCTGGAGTTGTTGATAATATTGTCTTAATAGATTGAACTATAGCAGCATTATCATTTTTTATATGAATGTTACCAGACGCTGTTATTAATAATCCAAAATCTAAATCTCTATAAACAGTCATTATTTTATATCCTTGCCTTTATTGGTTTTAACTAATCCTTTAACTTCTTTACTATTAATGCCGTTTCTGGTTAAGAATAAATGTGTTTGGAAATTATCATCACCAATACTAAACAAGTGTGCTACTTTCCATACTAACCAATACCCAGAATATGTTTCGTTTATAATTTCACCACTACGCACCCTTTTTGCAATTGGTATTTTCAAATTTATCAAATTACCAATATGTATATCAGTGTCACCATTAATATATAGATCAATTTTCTGAACTGAATTAGCAGTAGTTAGTAAACGGTTTTCAATAACCGTTTCCGTATTTGTATTTCTACCACCATAGTACTGTTTTGATGGTTTCATATGAGTTTCAGACATATAATACCAATCAGATAATTGGCGTTCATTTATATCAGTCAGTATTTTAGTAGCATTAACATACTTTTTTGTATTGTAATCAAAATATGTATACTTCGTACCAAATCCACTATCTAATAATGTTGGTATGTAATTATTATCAATTTTAAGAAAATTGTATCCATCTGATTCTTTAGTAAGTGTTAAATGCGTTATCTCTTTAACTGGTTTTTGATTGTAAAGACTATCAAATGTAGAAAACACAAAACGATTATCTAATGTTAAGAAATACACATATCCACCAATATTAGTGATATTGGTGGAATTTTTAGTTAACCATCCAATCATGGTAGAATTAGTCCAACTTGGTTGTATTACATCATAAGATTTATTAGTTTCTTCTATATCTGTTTCGTCAAATTCCATTTCACTTATAATGTCTGCTAATACCACTGACATTTTATTATCTTTCCATGATTTGGAATGAGTTTCTTTTATCATTTCTTCCCATTTATAATGAATCAGATCCACATTAAACAGAAGACTTTCTGTGTCAGCACCACTCAAACTATCAATTTTCATCGAAGCTAATTTGAATTTACTAACAATACTCGATTCTTTTGTTAAACCGTAAGTTAAAGTAAACACATTATCAGGTACTATGGGATGCGAATTTATAAGAACTCCTACAGCATCAATAAATTTAACATTAAGATATGTAGAATTCCCTATCATGTTTTCTATGATACTAACCGAACTAATTTCAAAAGAACTAATACGAGCATCAGGTCTTCCATCATCTATTTCAAGCTTGATATAATAACGTTCTGATACACCCTTTTCAAATATAACAAGCATTAAACTATTGTTCTCTCGTCAAACACATTTTCAACGTTTCCTTTTACTTTTATGTTTTTGTTATAAAAATCAAAATAATCAGACAAAGATGGAATATATAAAATTTGACCAATATATAATTCAATAGTAACGTCAATGATGTTGTTTCTGTCAGCAATCAACCACCAATAATATGGTGTTCCATATACTTCATATGATAACGTGTCTAATCTTGTTAGGTGGTGTTGTTTGACAACTGCTGTAGTTTCAAATGTCGGAAATGTATTATAATTGATATTAACTCTATCAAGAATATCAAATTCAAGATTATAATCTATTAAAATTTCGGTAAACAATAGTGTTCTGTTTTTAAGATTTTTCATCTTTATCCTCTAGGGCGTCCTACGGTAGTACCAAATCCACTATTACTACCACCAGCACCACGTATCCCCGCATACCCGATA